TGCCATCGAAGTACATCGAGCTACCGCCAAACTTACTCTGCGTCGTGCTTATCTGCGCGTTGCCTACTGTCTCCAGATCGTTCATCATCGCGTTGTCGATGATGCCTGCGTTGGTGAAGTTGAGGAGTAGGCTGGTGTCTGTCGTATTCGTTGGGGGAGCAGTTGGCACGGTTAGCGTTGTCTGCGTAGGGTCATACGCGCTGGTTCCTTTCAACATCTTGAAACCAGAGATGTAGCCAGGGAATGGTGGGATAGTGCTGCCAGAAAGATCACCAGCCCAACCAATCCAGAAAGAAGATGCGGTTGAATTAGTGATGCTTGTGTTGCTCGAAGTATTGAACCATCTTGCCCCATTCAGAAAACCAGACATTGAGCCGCTGGCATTTCTGCAAATTACAAGATGATTCCATGTGTTCAAGTTCATTGCTGCACTACCACCAGAATCAGCATACGTTGGATACCCCCAACGAAGTACCAATGTTCTATTGGTCGCATACAACATATCGAACCCATCACAATTTGACGGGTACGAGATCACCTTGAAGTTTCCGTAAACAGCCCTGTTCTCCGCTGGTGTTGATGTCGGGTATAGCCAGCACTCAATACTGAACGGCGTCGTAGATGTTCCCGGATTGAACGCTGTATTAGCTGCCGCACTTAAATAATCCCCCGTACCATCAAAATACCCACTACCCCCTATCGTGCCGGAAGCATACGCAGCAGTAGGTGAGAACGGAGAGAACCGCTGGACTGATACATCACCGTTGCGAGTGATCGTAAATGCGTTCGTGCTGTTGTCGATGAAGCGATTGGATTGGCACGTTAAAATTGAAGTGTTAGTAATGGCTGTAAGTGGTGCAGCCGGAGGCGTGAAGGCTGAGGTATAGACTGCGGTGCCTTTTACAATTCGAGCATTTGAAATATACCCAGCAAACCCATAACCCCCACCGTTATAGTCACCAATAGTAAGTGGTTCAGCACCATCTGTTACAGCGGCACTATTAGTTGCCGTAGCAATCGATGTTCCATTTACATATAAGGTAAATGTGTTTGAATTTCTAACAACAGCTACATGGCTCCAAGTATTTAACGCAAACGCATTGTTGCCACTTAAAAGCAATGCGCCACCAAATAAACCAGAAGCACTATATGGCCCCCAAGCAAACCCTATTACATTGTTTGTTTGGGTAAAAATATAATATTCTGCTGTTCCACCCCATTTACTAATAATTAACCTGTCTGCCGCGCCAGCCGTTGGGTAAATCCAGCACTCAATAGTAAAGTTTGCCGTAAGAGTAAGCGCGGTATTATCCGCAATACTTAAATAATCCCCCGTACCATCAAAGTAGTTCGACCAGTTATCGCCATAAGGCGAAAACGTACCCTGAGTCGTGTTGCCGTTACGGGTGATCGAAAAAGCGTTGCTAGAACCGTCTGTGAACGTATTGTTCTGTGCGCCGTTAGTGCCGTTGCCATGCAGCAATAGTGTGACGTTCTCAAAGTCTGAGTCAACAGCAACGCCTTTCGCAGCACCTTGTAGAGCTTTGGACAGCATCAGTTATTCCCCACTCTAGCACCGTAAACCTGAGTTCCTACCTTCCACAACACGATGACCGTATAGCCTGTTGTGTTCAGAGTCGGAGCCGATCCAGAGTCTGTTTTCCAGCTAACGCCTGATGTGCCAAAGGTTGAGTCAGACCACGTTAGTGTGTACGCAGAGCCATCATCTACCATCAACGTCACAGCTTCACCAGCAGCGAAGTTAGTTCCCTTTGGCGTTCTGTTAGCACCTAGCGTAATTAGCTGGATAGAACCGTTACCGGGGTCAATCTCAAACGCTGCACCGTCTGTAATCGTAAAGATGTCCTCGAGGATCGTTCCTATGATTGCAGGATCGGTTAGCGTCTTGTTTGACAGCGTCTGAGTACCTGTCAGCGTAGCCAGGCTGGACGGGAATGTGTTCGTGCCGGACGACAGATCCTTGTTCGTCAGCGTCTGCGTGCCAGTCAGCGTCACGTCGCCAGTGCCAGGGAACGTCTGGCCGGCGTTGAAGGTGATGTTGCCGGTCATCGTGCCGCCGGTTGTCGGCAGCGCACCGACATCCGCAGCCGTCACCGAGCCGACGGCCTTGAACGTCAGGATGCGCACCTCGTCATCCAGCGCCAGAGCGGTGGTGAAGGTGATGGTCGAGCCATTGGTCGCGGTGATGTCGTCGGGATACAGTAGCGCACCGTTGACCCAGACATAGGTGAAGCCGACCCGGTAGCCGCCGGTGAAGGTGTAGCTGGTCTGACCAGCTGTCGCCTTGAAGCTCTTCTCGACGGTCAGATCCGGCAGGGTCGGCAGCGCCTGCCAGGCCGAGCCGGTGTAGACCCGCATCTCGTTGGCGACGCTGTTGAAGTAAAGCGCACCGGTCAGCAGGGCATTGCCGTCGTTGTCCAGCGTCGGGTTAGCAGTCTTTGCGCCCAGGTACCGATCGTCGAAGGAGTCATAGCTTGCAGCTGCGGCAGATGCCGACGCTGCTGCATTGGTTTCAGATGTCGACGCATTGCTGGCACTGGTCGCCGCATTGGTCGCGCTGGTGCTTGCCGAGCTTGCGGAGTTGGCTGCATTTGTCGCACTGGTCGATGCGTTGCTCGCCGAGGTTGAGGCCGACGATGCCGAGCTCGAGGCGTTGCTGGCCGACGTGCTGGCCGAGCTCGCGCTGCTCGCTGCGTTGGTCTCGGACGTTGCCGCAGCAGTTGCGCTGTTGCCGGCGTTGGTTGCAGCTGTGCTGGCAGTGCTGGCCGACGCCGCAGCATTGGTGGCGCTGGTCGAGGCATTCGACGCAGACGTGCTGGCCGAGCTGGCAGACGATGCGGCATTCGTTGCAGACGTAGATGCCGCGCTTGCCGATGATGCTGCGTTGGTCGCTGATGTCGAAGCAGCCGACGCAGAGTTAGCAGCATTGGTCGCCGAGGTCGAGGCAGAAGCAGCGTCTACCAGCAGCGTCCACTTGGCGCTGTCGGTGTTGGTGTTGATCGGCTGCGAACCGCTCGAGGTATGCTGAACGATACACTGCCAGATGTTGTTGTTGGTAGTGTCCTTGACGATGTCTCGGACGTAGTACAGCGTGCCTGCTGCCCAGTTGCCGCGGTTGGTTCCCAGCGTGTCAGCGATCGTCGGGTTGCCGTTGGCATCGAAGCCGAGCGCCTTGTTGGCACGCAGCGCTGCTCGAGGCAGGGTCATGTTGATCGTTGTCGGGTCGGTCTGCGGTGCAGACAGCGCACGCGCCAGACCCTCGGCATTCTGCTGCGCGAAGATCGTCTGCTGATCCAGCTCGTCGTTGAGCGTGTTGGCGAAAAAATCGCCGCCGGTCACAAAGTCTGACGTGCGCTGGATCGTCCGGTTGCCGACGATGGCAATCTGCGTCGCACCGGTCGGCGATGCCGTCAGCGTCACGCTGCCGGTGCCGTTGCTGTTGATCGTCACCGTGTAGTCGGTGGTCAGCACCAGCAGCGCGTCATCCTTGTAGACCGCGATGTCGGTCGCCGCTAGGATCTCGAACGTGAACGCATACGGGCCTGTGCCTGAAGCGGCAAAGACCACACGCCTTGTCACATTGTTAATTGGTACGCCCATGTCTCAATCCTTCCGGTTGGAAATTGTACTTACGTCAATCGGGTTTGTAATACAGTCCGTTTGCTTTGCGCAGCTCCTCGAGCTCGTCGATCTTGATCTGCAGCGTCGGGTCTTCCTGCAATAGTTGTTTCTTGGCCATGTCCATGAACTGCGAGTGGACGCGCTGGATGGTCTTCTGCTGATCGTCCAGCGTCATCAGGTCAAAGCCTGGCGTCAGGATGGTCTGCAGGATGGCGTCCTTGGCTGGCATCTCTTTGCCGTAGATAGTCAGCAGCCGGTTGTACTGCACCGCGTCCATCTCCACGCCCTGCAGCTTGCGCTCCGGCATACCGACCGGGGAGCCCAGGCGCACCAGGGCGTCGTCGACCTCGCTGAACTGCGACGGGCTGACCTTGGTCGGCAGAACGATCTCAAGCGGGTTGCCGCGTGACTGCAGCACCGGGTCGCCCCACAGGTTGAGCTGCTCGGGCAGCGCCTCGCTGAAGTAGGGCAGGCGGCTGCGGTACTTGTTGAAAGCCTCGGCAAAGCCACGCACGCCCATCGGGAGCTCGGGGCTGGCACGCGGGTCACGCGCTGCTGGGTCATACAGACGCTCGATGCCGGCCACGATGGAGCTCGAGCCAGGCGCAGGCGAGCCGCCGATCGCAAACGCGCCGAACTGCTTGGCCAGACCGTCGACAATCTTCTTGCCGTCCACCTGACCCTGCTGGTTGGTGCCAATCAGCTTGGCCACATCGGCCACACCCTGCAGATAGGGCTGCTCTTTCAGGTATTCGTACAGGCCATAGGTTGCGCCGAGGAAAACCTCCTCGACCTTGCCGGCGTCCGGCTCATGCTTGGCGTACTCGGCATAGTCGGCGGCGATCGCCATCAACGCCGAGACCGGCTCCATGCCTGAGTAGCTGTACCAGGTGTCGCCGACCTTCATGCTGTACGGCTGCCAGCCATCGCGCATCGCAGCCTCGCGGTCTGCCTTGCGCTCGGGGCCGCGTCCGGTCAGATGACCCTCGGATGCGAGCATGGCGAAGGTTGCCAACATGCTTGAGCCCAGCGTGAACTTGGCCAGTGCCATATCACGCTGGATGCCACCAGCCGCAATCTCCTGATTCCAACGGGAGGAGAGAAAAGCGAACGGCGTGCGCTCGACCACGTTCAGCCCGATGTTGGCCGGCGTTTTGAAGAATGGCACCACGACCTTGAGCGCCGGGTGGTTGAAGACATTCTGCAGCTTAGCTAGAGCAGGGGGCAGGTCGGCAGTAAACGTGCCGCGCTTGGCAAACTCCAGCGCTGCCTCGTCCAGATCCCGCGGCGGGTTGGCCAGCAGGCTGGCAGCTTCCACCTCGGCCTTGGCGATCGCCTCGGCCTCAGTCAGGCCGGCGTCCAGCGCATCCCGGTAAGTCGACTTGGCACGGCGGGTCACCTGGGCGTTGATCTCCATGCGGTACATCACGCCCTTGAAAAACTCATCCTCGGACATGAGCGCACGACCAGGCAGGGTGACCGCGGTGCCGTAGTAGTCCAGCCCCTTGCCGAACCATGAATTCTGATCAGCACCGGTCATGCGCTGCAGGGTCTCGCCCAGGCCTTCGGTCGGCGCACGATCCAGCTCAACCTTGCTGGCCAGATCCATCTGCGGCTGGTTCTTGCGGAAAGCGGTCGACGCCAGGTCGAATCCTTCGATCAGACCGTTGCGCAGCGACTGCACCATCGTCAGCGCCTCGTCCATCGCCAGCTTCTCATCGGCTGCACCAGGCACTAGCGCACGCCAGCTGCGCACACCAGCCGGCAGGGTGTTGGAATAGATTGATGCGATCAGCCGCTCGGGGATCTGATACGCACCGAACATGGCATTGGAGACAATGTTCTTGGCGTGCGAGACCGGCGAGGAGAGCAGGCCGTTGATGTAGGTCGTGAACCAGACATCCTTGACGCCGGACATCATCGAGGCCTCGACCAGCTTATTCTTGCCGGCACGGGTCTCGATCGACAGGTACGAACGCGCCAGGTCGGTCAGCGACTGGTCGCCACCGTACTCATCCAGCGTCTTGCGGATAATGTCGGCGTTGCCCTCACGCGGGATGCGGAACACAGCCAGAGCTCGGGCAGTCTCGGTCTGGATACCCTTGACGCCCTTCTGGATCAGGCCGTGCAGGGCGATCTGCTGGCGCAGCTTCAGCTTGTCGATGTCGGTCGCAGCACCCGAGTCGACCAGCTTGAACAGCTTGTCGAGCTCGTTGGCCGACGACTCCAGCACCTCGAGTGCCTTGTAGGTCTCGACAGCGTTGGCCATCATCTTGCCGTCGGTGCCGATCAGCCGGTTCAGGAATACTTCATCGATGCCAGAGTCGGCAGCCTTGGCCTTGATCTCGTCGAACGTGACAGCCTTGGTCTTGATCTTCAGCGCGTCGGCCACGCCACCGATGACAGCAGCTGCGTCGTCGGTCTGGTAGCGGGGCAGGTTGAATGCTTCTTCAGGCACGCCAGCGGCTCTCTCGGCTGCGTTGGGGCTCGGCTTGCCGATGGTATTGCCCGTCGCCTTGCGGGCTGCTGTGGCCTGTTTAACGGCGTCTGTGAGGGTCTGGCTGGCCTCGGGGATAACGGTCTTGGTGCCGACCTTGCCGGTCGGCGGCAGGGCGTCGTCAGCAGCGCGTGCTGCCTCCGGCACGATGTCGCGCACCGACTTTGGTTTTGCTTCGCGCAGGGTCTTGCGGATGACGGAAGCCAAGCCGGCAACCTGCATACCGTCCATCGACGGCGTGCCAGGCTCTACTGCAGTCTGAAGATCTGGGGTTGCCATGCCCTCGGCGGGCATCGGCTCAAGCGGCAGTTGTCCAGTCGGAGCTGGTGGGATCAGCTGGTCGAGGCGCTGGTCTAGGTTGTCGGCCATCACTTAGCTCCTTTTGCAGGAGCTCGACGGCCCCCAGTTACTTCTTGACCTGAGAGGATTCCCGCTTGCCGACCGCGCCGGTCAGATACAGTTCCTGAAACCCCTTGCCGGACTTCTCCGCTTGGATTTGGTTGCGAAGCATTTGCACCGCTGGGTGATCCTTGCCCAGGCGCTGCTCTTCCTCCTTCAGCATTTCTTCCAAGGTAAGCATCGTAGTCACTCCTGAAAAAGACGTTGGTGTCATACCACACCATACGGGCATCAGACACATTCCCGTCCGTAATTATATCAGTCACCACTTTTCTAAAAAGCCGTTGTTTTTCTGACATTATTTGAGCACGGTTTGCAGCGTTGTAAGCATCGTCAAATTCGGGGATGTACTGGAACCGCAGGCCGTTTAGACCAGCAGTGTCAGCGCCGCCGGCCTTGGCCTGCACGTTGATGCGATCGTTGAATCGCATGTCAGTGACATAGGTAAAACCGTCCACCCCATACTCTCGGAGCTTTGCGGTCACCTTCCCCATTTGCTCCGGCGTGACTTTCTGCTTGAAGTAAATTTCCACGCCTGGTCTAGCATTAGGAGCGGTGCCATTCCGCAAGACCTTGGAAATAAACACAGCGTCTTGATCGTATGCTTTGCCTTGCTCAACCAACCTGCGCTCTAACGAAGCAGGATTGAAGTTCTGTCGCGTGACAAACTCAGCGTTAAGAGCACGCTCTGTTTGCGCCATGAAAGAGCCATAAGTGTTGGACAGGTTGTATGTCACAACGCTTGGATCGGCGCGAACAACGTCATCAAACTCTGCAGCAAGCTCTGCCTGTGCATAGTTACTCATTGGGCGATTTGGCCGTTCGCCAGATACGCCTAACGTGTATCGGTCAACGTCAGCCTTCATTCCAGAAAGCTGCTGTTGTTTTGCCGGTTTTTGGCTATCAAACGCCGCTTTTGCTTCCTGTACGCGATCAGCGTACTGCTGATCGGTTTCTGTCTTGCGCTGTGCCGGCGGCTTAAATCCAGTGTTTATGTCACGGCGCAAATCCTTAACGCCTTGTGGATCAGCAGCGCCAGCAAGCGACATCTCGAAATCAAGCGAGCCGCCTTCGCCGGCTTTGCTCGTCCAACCGTTGTTTGTCCACTTCTCTTTTTCAATGAACCAAGCAACAGCCTGCAAATCATCTGGGCCTAGATCACCAATCTGAGGCGCGACGTTTTTGATCATGCCGCTGTTGTTGATCTCTTCAGCAGCTTCTTTGAATACGTCTTGGCCAAAACCAAATTCGCTTCCCACTTTGGGGTCGTACAACGTCGAACCCACAAGGTGCTTGCCAGCCACACCCTTTTCAGCTGGCGGTGGAATGCGCGGAAGATCAGCCAGGCGGCGAAGCATTCGCGCTGCCCACACATCAATCGTTGCCTCATTCGTGAGGCCAATCAGATTGCCTGTGAAGTTTGGCGTCTTTGGCGAGTCGCCAGTTTTAACAGCGCGGAACATGTCAAGCAGAGCACCCATAGATGAAGGGCTGTTTGCGTTAAACAGCTGACCGCTCGCTTTTGTGATGAGCGGGAACTCGCCTTCTTTGAAAAGCTGAGTCAGTGTTTTTGCGTCCACTGGCAAACCGGCGTTTAACCTATCTTCGTAGGCGCGAAGCTCGGCGTCATATTCGCCTCGAGAAAACCTTCTCAGAATTTCGATCGCGTTATCGAAGTTTTGCTCAACACCAGTCTGGGCCGAGGTTGTTCCAAGCACGTCAGCAAACACATCGCCAATGCCGCCAAACTCGGCACGCAGCCTGTCACGCATCGAGCGATACCAGCTTGCTTGCGAAAGAATGTCGATCGCAGCCTGGTCGCCAGCCTGAGCTCGGTTAACAACATCCTGCACTTCATCAAAAAGCCTCGACGCAAGAGTTGCTTGCCATAGGTCTTTCGGCACACCTTCAGGCGGCGTATGGAAATCGTAAGGAATCTTTGCCGCTTCTACCTCGGCGATCGTGCCGCCGGCTTTCGATTCCTTGAAGTCAATCTTGGATGCCTCGATAGGAACCCAGCCATCTGCCTCTGGGTAGTTGGCGTGCATGTCCTCGACGGCTTTGGTGGCAGCCTGCCTTAATGCCGGCTTACGTCCAGCCGCGTTGGTTACTACCGTGCGCTCAGATCTAGTAAGCGCAGGGGCTTGGCCAGTAACCGGGCCAGGCGGCACGACGTCCATGATCATGCCGCTCTTGCGCATACCGCTTTCAATTACATTGGCGGCAGCTGGCGCGAGCGCAGTGCCTGCAGCCTTGGCACCCTTAACACCAATCTTGACTGCTTCCGGTGCGCCCAGGATCGGGTTGTATTCACCCAGCTTGCCAGCAACGTCAGCTGTCTTGCGGCGCTCTGCCGCGCTATAGCCAACCATATCTGGCGCATTTTCAGGAACCACGGGCGGCAGCATTTCGCTTACCCGCTCAGTGGTCGGCAGCACCTGCTCGCCACCGGTTAGCAAGCGAACCAGGCTTTCAACGTCACCAGGCAGGCCAAGCGACTGCGCAACCGTGCCACGCAGTGCGCCGGCCAGCATATCCGCAAGCCCCATCGCAGGAACCTCGAGACCGCCGGCTGCTTTTGACTGAGCTCTAGTCACGCCGCCACGGCCATACCTCGGCCCTGCATCGGTGCGCGTGGCACTCGGGCCAGCGGCGAGCTGCATACCATCCAGCGACGGCTCTTCAACCATCGGCTCGTCCACAGCCTCGGGAAACGCAGCCATCGCCAGCGTGTCCAGATACTTCTGCTCGATCGGGCTGTAGGCCATCGTTACTCTCCCGCCTGGTTCAGCAGCTGCTCAATGCGGGTCACCTCGCGCTGCTTGTTGATGTCATTGCCAGCCTTCTGCTTCAACGCAGGTAGGTTCTGCCGGGTGATCGTGCCGTTGATCCACGGCTTCTTTGAATACACGTCGTCGAGCTGCTTGCGGGCAGCCTTCGCTCCCTCGCTGTTGCGCTGCTTGGCGATGCCCTCGTCGATCTTCTCCAGAATCATCCGCGGCGTCGGCACCTTGCCTTCGCGGATCATCTGCGCCTCGATGTCCTTAGACTCCGCCAGCAGCTCCTGGCGGCGCTTGAACTCAGCCCCCTTGGGGTCGATGACGGTCACGCTGCCAGGCACCACAGGGATGCCGGCACGCTTGGAGATGCCGTTGTCGAGCTCGTTCTGGTCTTGCTTGTCTTCACGGTTCAGCAGCTTCAGCGCAGCCACAGCTTGCTTGGTGGATAAGCCCTGGCGAGTCATCGACCAGATCTGATCAGGGCTGGTGATACGACCCTCGTAGATACCGCGCAACAGATTGAACTCGGCTGCCGAATTGCCTTCACCCTTCGGCGGGTCGCGCAAATCCTTCAGCACACCAAGCGGCACCACGTCAGGGTTGCGCATAGCGATCGCCGCGATCTGGTTGGTCAGGTTTTTACGCTGCGCACTACCTTCGGGTGCTTGTAGCGCCTGGTCGTACAGCGGCAAAAACTGCTTGAGATCTGCTGCTTTGGCGTCAGCCTTCTGCTGCTTCTCAAGCGCCTCGCGGTTGTTGACCGCGACCATAAAGTTGGCAGTCACCTTGGCCACAGAGTCGAAGTCAGTGGCGATCATCTGCTGCAGCACCGGGCTCATCTTGCCGACATCGCCTGCGCGGATCTTCGCCAACGTCTTCATCGGGTCGGCCAGGTAGGCGTCACCAGTGATTTCCCTGGTCACCGCGTTGATCTTCGCAGTGCGCAGCGCAGTCTCAAACTTGGTCGAGTATTCTTTCTGTAGACCAGCATCGCCCAGCAACATCGACTGCGTGTTGATGTTCTTGCGGAATACGTCAGCGAGCTCGTCGATCGAATACGCCTGACCGGTGCGAGGGTCGGTGTAGCTGCCTTGTTGCACGGTCGCCTCGAGCAGCCGCACGCTGTTGTCGAAGTCGAGATCAAACTTGGCGATGCGCTCGTTCTTTGCGCGGGTGAGCTCGGTCTGTCGCGCCTTATCAAGCACGGTCGCGCCGTGCATCTTCATGGTCGCAGTGAACTTGAGCGCAGCTTCTGGGTCGACACTGGCCAGCGACTTCGCCAGACCATTGGTCATGGTCGAGATCTTGGTCTCCACCTGCTGCGAGTTTGCGTTGCCTGTCTCGATGTCGACCAACAGCTTGGAGAGCTCGTTGCGACCCTCGATCTCAAAATGCGATGAGAGCTCAAGGCTGCGAGCCTTGCGCACAGCGGCATTGAAAAAGCTCGGCAGGTCGCCAGAGTTCTTGCCGATGCCGCCACCCAGGCCAACAGTGACACCCTCTTTGGCGAGCTGGATGTCTTCCGGCGTCAGCGGGTTGTTGGCCACATACTCGAGGCCTTCTTTGGTGCGCAGGTTTGCGGAATAGTTGTTGATGGTCGAAGCCATCCGGTCGAGGATCTGCGCATACACGTTGCTGACATTGGCATCAGCGCGGGCAGCAGTCATGTAATCGACCTCGGTCGGCACGACCTGCTGCATCGGCACACCGCCGGCACCGCGCAGCTGTACTTGTCCTTCTGTCAGTCGCGTCGCCATTCTTGTCCTCTCTATTTCCCGATGATCCGCTCACCGGCAGCAACAGCACCGGATGCCAGCGTTGCGTTAGCGAGCAGCCCGCCAGACTTACGCGCTGCGCTGCCAGCCTGTTCGTACTGCGCACCCTGGCGCTCTGCGGTGAACAGGTTCAGCATGTTCTGGTACTCGGTCGACTGCACCAATGCAGTCGCGTCTTCGTAGCCCATGATGCGAGCGGTCAGTGCATTCAGGTCGGTGATGCCAACGTCGAACATGGTTGCCCTGACGTTCTCGTTCTGCACGGCCTGCACACTGCCTTCGCCCAGCACGACACCGTTTGCAGCAGCTCGAGCGCGGATCGCAGCATTGGTCGCACGCATGTTTTTCAGCAGCGTGTTGCCAGCGATCTGATAGTTCTGCGACTCCATCTGCGACTTCTTGAGCGTGCGGCCTGCCTGGATGGCGGCATACATCTCTGCCATGTCGGCACGCACCTCGGCCACAGCGAGGTTGTCGCGTGCCTGCAACAGATAGCCGGTCTGCTGCTGAATGCCAGCAGCGATCTGCATCTGCGACTGCGCATACGCGGTGAGAAACCCAGCGCCTGCGGTAAGTTGTCCTGGTGTAATGGCCATCGTCAGGTTCCCGAATAAACAGCGACTCGGTAATCAAGGCCGAGCAGATTCATCTTCAGCGGCAGACTCTGCGTCACTTCGATCGCTTGCTCGCGGCTGTAGCCGAGGATGCCGTTGACGCGCTTGATGCCGGTGAACGTCGGCACCGGGTCATCCAGCAGCGGGTTGTCCATCAGCCGGAAAGCAACCTCCTGCGCGTTGAGCAGACAATGCTGCGTGTCGTCCAGCACCGCGCTGATCTCGACGATTCGCTTCTTGAACGACACACGGCTGCCGGTCTGCAGCTTGATCTCCACCGGCATCGTTTTGGCGTACACCGTCATGGGCAAGCCGACTTCGTAGCTGGTGGTCGATGCACGGTCAAACGTCACCGAGCCGCCGGCGCTCACAGTCTCGTTACTCTGCGGCACACCATCGGTGATGACGTTCAGTGCTTTGCCGACATGCGGCAGGCTGCTTGCACTCGCTGCAGCGCCGCCCGTGAATGCGCAGTCGGTATACAGATCGTCCTTGAACTGCTCAATAAAGTACCTGGTTGTGCCATCGAACACGCGCTTGGTCACGACATAGATCTGCGTCACGTCGACACCGACATCGATGAAATCACCTGCGGTGATGTACTCGCTGGGTGACGTGATCTGCTGGCTGCGCATGATCGAGAACACCGCCATCGTGCCGTCGCTGGTGTTGGTCATCATCAGCAAGTCGGCTTCTTCGGTGCTCGCACCACGACGCAATGCGATGCGCTGCGGGCCTTTCAGCAAGTGACCAGAGAGCAGCGAGATGCGCTGCGTGATGTAGGTCAGCTGCGTGTCACTGAACACAAACTCGTTTAACGACTTGCCCTGGCGCTGGATGTAGATGCTGCCGGATTCGACCGATTGCACTCGCGTGCCAGGCTTGATGCCGTTGCGGCTGACCTGCTTGAACGTAAACGTCAGCGGCGTGATCGGGTCAGTACCTTGCTGCGGCACATAGAACTCACCACCGGTCGTGAACACTTGGAAGTCACGCGAGCTCACGATGTCGGTGATGACGTTCAGGTCATTGGTGTCGAGGGTCGCCTCGACTGCGTCATCGTCCAGCGATTCGCTTGGCACGAAATCGAAGAACAGATTGATCTTTGAGCCCCAGATGGTCGACGGGCGAGACTTGCTGCCGCCAAAGTACAGACGACCCTCATGGAATGTCACCGACCGCGGCCAGCCCTTGCCCGAGCTCCACACATCCTCGTAGCCGGTCTCGAGCTCCCAGCTGCCATTGGCAACCGCTGCGGTGTTGAAAAACGGGTATTCGGTGATGGCATCGACCGAGGTCGCCGAGGTGTACCGCACGATCTTTGCTCGGCCCTGCGGGCTGGCGTTGATGTACTGGTTCACATGGCCACTGTTGAACACCGAGGCCGATGCGGTAATCGTGATGTTGCCGGCCACCGCAGACGGCGTGATCGTGCCGGAAGGGTTACTTGCCGACAGCGTGAAGGCGTACTTCGGGATGCTGTCAAACGTGATCGTGCTCGCCGTCCAGCTCGCGTCAGATCCTCCGCGCACAATCTTGACCGGCTGCAGATCTGGGTGAACGATGATCAGCGTGTCAGCAGACTGCGTCCAGCACATGTCGTCGACGATGCTGCTGCCGATCGACGTGGCCAGATAGTCGTTGCCCGACGCATTGATGTTGGCAATGCGAGCACCGTTCTTGATGACGTGCATTCTGTTGTGCGTGAAGCACAGCATGTAAGAGTCATCGACCGAGAACTGGAACGGCACCAGGCGCACACCGTTGCCTGCAGACTCGGTGCCGGTATGCGGCAGCTGGTGGATATGCTTCAAGCCTGGCCGGCGGCGTAGTCCACCTTGCGGCTGGATCAGCACGTTGGTCGCCTTGGCCAGCGCGTTCGGGTAAGACTGCAGGTCAACCCGCGCACGCAGCAGCGGGTCGAGCTCCCCCGTCGAGAAGTTGGTGGCGAAGTCGACAAAGCGCGGCATCAGTTTCTCACCGCGATGAGGGTATAGTCTTCGATCGCACGGGTCGGCTGACCCTGCGCATCGATGTTCATGGCCGTTCGGAAGTAGCCACCGCGGCCATTCTCGGACGGGTCGCCAACGGCCTTACGCTCCCAGCGCAGCGACTTGTCCTGCTGTTCGGTGATCGGCTCGGCGATGTGCCAGGCGACCATGTATTTCATCAGCTGGGTGAAATACTGCGGCCAGGCGAACTCACCGACGCTGTACTGGTAGTCGATGAACACAGCCTCGAGATTGGTCAGCAGCTGGTCGCCTTGGATCTCCCAGTCTTTTTGCACCGGAGCACCTGGGCTGGCGCTGTCATACACGGCACGCGGGCCGGCAAGGCGGTCACCCGGCAGCTGATAGGCATAGCGCCAAACCGATGTCGGCGCTGTCAGCAGGCGAGCGAGCTGCACCTTCTTGGTGTTGAAACTCCACGGGTACATCACCAGCGTGGAGTCGCGGATGTCTGGGTAAAGACGGTCACAGACCGACGACTCGTCGGTGCCGTCATTGAACGACGTGATGGCCTTCGCGCCAATCAGGAGCAGGGCATCTGAACAAATTGTGATCCCGGTATCGCCTGCTGCCATCGCAACCTCTTAATGTGAGAAGGGGCCGATCCCTTGAAAGAGACCAGCCCCTGGTACCACGCTTGACTGCCGGTTAGTCGCCGTCGGTAGCCGACAGAGTTGTGCCGTCAGTCACGTCGACCACGCCCGAAGCGTTGGACACGACGTAGACCAGGGTGACCACGGCGGTCGAGCCGGTCGAGGTCACGCAGTGGATCACGTCGCCAACCTCAAGGGTGTTGGCCAGTGAGTTGAAGTAGCCCGACGTGTTGACATCCGCGATGGCATCTGCGGTTTTGTAGCCATACATCGACGGTGCGTTGCCGCGCTTGGACGCGGAGTAGGCGGTAAAGCCAGCTGCATCGTATGCCATGATTCAGCCCTCCCTATTAAGCTGCAGCCGCGGTGTCGCGGGCAGTGATCTTGACGATACCCTCGGCATCGATCGCAACCGAACCCGCCGAGAACAGAGCATTGACCAGCCAGCTCGTTTTCTCAGGGATGTAGTTGATCTCAGTCTTGGGTGCGATACCTTCTGCGTAGCCGATAGCGTCGCGGTGGAAGGCGTACAGCGTGCGATCCGACGAAGCATCGATCGGCAAGCCACCTTCCGAGCGGTCGCCCAGGATGTGGAACTGGAAGCCCATGAACGTCGAGATCTCACCCTGCACCAGCGCCTTGACGGTGTTGAAGTCCGAGCTGGTGACCGAAGTCTGCTCGAGCATCGCGGCCAGCGAGTTGGCGTGGATGATGATGTGGCGGCCATCAGCCGGCACGTTCTTGGCGTTCAGGATCTTCGCAGCCTCGCGCAGCTTGGCGATGTTCATGTTGGTGTTTGCGCCACCAATCGAGTTCGCCACGGTGCCGGTGCCGGAAGCAGCAGACAGCGCGTCGAGGATCAGCTGATCCTGGCGACGGCCAATCGCAGCGCCGACCACTTGGGCGAGCTCAGAGCGCTCGTCAAAGTTGACCTTTGCCTGCGAGAAGACATCCGAATACTCAGCAGCGTTCCAGTCGGTCAGGCTGCAGGTAACGGTTGAGAAGCCGACGTTCATCGGCGTGACATCGGTCTGGGTCACGCGGGCAGTTGCCACGCCACGACCGACCTTCGGGAATTTTACTTGGGAGCCTTCGACACCACGACGCTGACGCACAGCGCCCACCAGCATTGCTTTGCCCTGGTAAGCCTGTTTGACCTCTGCGTCGAAGAGTGTCACAAAGGCATTGCTCAGAGAGATAGCCATTTGAGAACCTCGTTCGGTTGATTAGTCAGGGTTTGCGCGTCGGTGAGCCGCGTCATGCGGGCCTGTGCTTGCGACTTACGGTCGCCACTCGGCAGCATCTCGCTGCGAGTCAGGGTCGGGGAAACCCGGTGGGCCTTGCCGCAGATTGTAGGCAACTGTATCCAAAATGCAACACAGTCGATTGCAATCTGTACAAGACCCGACCGGTTAGTCCTTGACGACCTGGTTGAACAGCTTCTCGACCTTCTGCCGGTAGGCGGCGTCGGTCTTGTACTTGGGATCGGCCACCATCTGGTAGAGCTCCTCTTGGGTCGGCGCTCCTTCAATCGGTGCAGACTGGATTGGCACCCGGCCCTCGTAGGCTTCGCGGATCTTGACCAGGGCATTCAAGCCTCGAGCCGTGCCGCCCATGATCTTGAACTCCTCGAAATCCTCGGCTGACCAGACGCCCTTGTTGACCAGGCCACGCGCCCAGTCGACCATGCCGTCGACCATCGCCCGACCGTTGGGGCCGAGCTTCTTCATTTCCAACGCTGGGTCGACAAAGTCGGCAGACATGATTTCCTTGGCCTGGGTCTGCAGCTGGCCGACCAGGTCGTCGAACTGCGCCTGCGACAGGCCGTTCTCCTTTGCCCAGCCGGACAGGGTGTTTGCCATCGGGTTTTCGGCGTTGCCTTCGCCAAAGGATGACAGGTCATACTTGCCATCAGCCGGGGCGTTGTGAGCGCCCTTGGAGATCTTGCCGCGCAGATCTCGCCAGCTCTTTGCCAGCCCCTCGAAGTCGGCGTTGCCGTCCTTCCAGAAGTTTTCCGGCAGCCACTCTGGCCGATCGGTTGGGCTGACCGGCGCAGACGGGTCTGGCGCTTTGTGGTCGATCGCGACTTGTTGCGGATTCGGTTCTTGTTGGTTTTCGTCCGTGACTGAAACACCGTCGAGTAGGCCGGACTGACCGGGCTCGACTGCTGCGGTTTCGCTCATAGGCTCCTTGCTTGGTTGATCCGTGCGATGAGATCCCGCACGACATTGCGCTGCCCTTCGGCAAAGAATGCGTGCGAGGGGTCGTTGCCTGGCACGGCGACAGGCACGTCCACATACATGTCGCGCAACCACTTGAGCAGCGCCTGGCCATCCTCATCGCCAAACACTCTCAAGCAAAGCCGCGCTAGGTCTTCGCGCTGCTGGGTGACCTCGCGGATGTCTTCGGTCTGCCCCAGCGCTTCGAGCTCATCCCAAGACATTAGGCAACCCCTTCAGGTGCAGGCAGAGCGCCTTGCTGCGCCTGCATTGCCATCGCTTGCGCCATTGCCTGCTGCTGCTGGATTTGCTGCGCTTCCTCCATCAGCACGGCACGCTCTTCGCGGGTGTTTCGGACGATCGCCGGCACACCCAGCTTGTCGCCGATGTAGTCGACCACGGCGTCGTTCTTGAGCGCCAGCTGGCCGTCCGAGCCGAACTGGCCGGACACCATCAGCTGCGTGTACTGCAGGATGGCGTTGACCTCTTCCATGTTCTGCGCCATCGCCAGCGGTGCCACCGGAACCACCTTGACCTCGAGCCCGTTGACCCGCAGCGGCATGTCAATCAGGCCGCGCTCGTCCATGACCTCAAGGATCTTGGCCACCAGCGGGATCATGGTCTCGTTGATCAGGCGACCAAAGGCCGAGCCCAAGTTCTGCGCGAGCTCCTTCATGCGCTCAACGATCTCAGTCGCCGACCGCGCAGACATGTTGTCAGGCGGCAGTGACTCGTCCAGCAGGATGCGCTTAATGTTGCTGCGCAGGTCGTTGATCACCAGCTGGCTGACATTGAAGTCACCCGAGCGCGGCAGCGCCTGCAGTGCTGGGCCTTGCGGGCCACCGTTGCGGGCGACAGGGATGATCGCCCCAGGCACCAGCTTGACCGTGTTCGGGTTCAGCACGCCATCATCAGCCGCGGTGTACACACCGGCCACGGCCAGTGAGGCATTTTTGAGCAGCAGCTCGATCGTTTTGTTCAGGGTCTTGATGTCGGGCAGGGCAGTCATCAGCGGGCCGCGACCGTAGATCTCGCCGGCCACCTTCATGTAGCGGCTGATCACCCAGGGCGATGTCTTCTTGCGGCGATAGACAATCTCTTCTTTGCTGACCTTGTCGATGACGTGGTAGCAGTAGTCACCGCGGCCAGCGTCGAAGATCGTCGCCTCGAGGAGCTCGATGTCGTCGGTCGGCTTGTCCTGAATGCGGCGCTTCATGTTGTCGGACAGCTTGGCGTCCGGCCACTGGCGCTCGATCGATTCGCCCTTGATCCGCATCCGGCGGTAGACGTTGTCGACCTGGCCGTTCGCGCCTTCCTCGTAGCTGACCAGGAACAGCGGCACCGGCACAAAGTTGATCGGGCTGGTGTCGTCACCCGGCTGCACCATCATGCAGGCCGTGCCGACCGCCAGATCCAGCAGGAATTCACCGATCGCGATGTCGAAGTTGGACTGCTTCAGCACGTCGAACATCTTGTCGCTGTACGCATCAAGGATCGCTTGCGCCATCTGCTTGCGGTCAAGCGGGATCGACGGGCCAGGCTCAAGCCTTGACCACTTGCGCTGTGGCGGGAAAACAACGCTCTGCAGACGGTTGGCGAAGCGCTGGGTCGAGTTGATGGCGGTCGAGTCGAACACCCGCGCCATCTTCTTGCTGCCGGTCGCGCCACCCTCCCAGACGCCATACAGCTGACGTTGGGGCAGGGCAAACTCGTAGGCATCTTGGTACAGCTGCTGAAACTCATCCTTCTTGGTCTGAGCTGCAGCCTGGCGCTTGATGATTTCCTCTGGCTTTAAGCGCTTGCCACCAAGTGGCGTCTTGTATTCCATGATTAGCCGTCCTTGTCGATCTGGTACTCGTCCAGCATTGGGCGCTTAGTCTTGCGCGTCTTGGCCGCCGCCTTGAAAGCAGCATCGGTTGGCGCACCGGGAGAGCCGGGCTTCCTCATCTTTTCGCCAGAGCCTTCTTTGATGCGCTCGCGCTTGGCGTGAATGTTTTCGTATAGACCTGGCATCTCAAGCTCCTTCCAACATGCCGCGGCTCATGCGCCGCATGACTACGTTTTGTTTTGCTGCCTTGCGCTCACCGACCTCGCGCTCAAATGTTTTGCCGAGCTCTTCGCGCTTTTGCTGAAACTGACCTGTTTCAAACGTCGGCAGCTGGGGCTGCGCTGGTGCAGAAGGTGGTGATGGCAGACTGAGCGTCGGCGCAGCAATGCTTGGCGCTTGCGGCGGTGCCTCGTTGAATGTCGGAACGTCGCGTGTCTTAAACACCTGCTGCTGCGTGACATCGACCGTCCGGCCTCTGTTTTGCGTTTGGCCGGTCACAACGGTGTCAAGGAAGTACCCAGACGGCAGGTTGTTTGCCGAATACAGCTGGCCACCGATGTTGTAAGACGTGCCTGCACGCCCTTGGGATACCGAAGTGGCGCTTACTCTCTCGGTCGGGTTCGCAGCGATATCAGCAAGGCTTGCGTTATACGCATTCAACCGCTGCTGATATGCCGCGACCTGGGCGTCGTAGTTCGCCATCGTTTGGGCGTATGCCTCCGACTGTTGTTGAAACGCAGTATTCGCAGCCAGCACTTGACTCTGGTAGGCAGGGAAGTCCTGCTGCGTGTATCTGTTGACCGCGGCCTCGTAGGGGTCGAGCACCGCTTTGGTTTGAGCAGTCCAGTTCTTGAAACCAGTGGCCTGATCTTGGGCGACATCGAACAGACCGCTCTGGTATGTCTTGGCCAGGCGCTCAATGTCTGCAGTCGCACGACGTGCGGCCTGCTTCTTTTGGTACATGCTTGGGCCGGTCGCCATTACATCATCCCCATGCCAGCGCCGAGGGTGTCTTGCGTGATGCCGAGCTCTGGCGTCAGACGTTCTTGAGAGAGCAGGGCGCGACGGCCACCGCGGGTGCGAGCTTTGAGCTGGGTTGCTTGCTGCTCTGCAGCCTTGCGGCGCTCTTCGTCGATCTGACCTTGGATCTCTTTCGCCTTGCGCTCCATCTCCATGCGCGAGGCCTCGTACTGCGAGACACCGGTCTCGTAGGCCTTGGTGTTCAGAGCAAGTTGATCTTGCGCAACCGACAACTGCTCAGACATTGCCTTCGTCGTGGATGCAAGCTGCTCTTTGGCAAGCCTTGACTGCTCCTCGAGCGCACCAGCCTGTCTGCCAAAGACCGAAGTCTGCTCAGACAGCTTTGTTTGAAATGCCGCTTGGTCTGCAGCCTGTCGCTCAAGCGCTGCCCGCTGCTGCGATTCAGCCTGCTGACGCGACTTGCGTGCTTCGTTAGCGTTGTAGGCAGAACCGATTAAGACTGCTGCTGCGATCCATCCAGCCATTTGGCCTCTCCCTTCTCTAGATTCAATGCCGCCAACCTGCGGCTGTCACCCATGCCGCACTCAGGTACGACGTACAAGCGGCGCTCTAACTCTTCAATGTCTCGGCAGTTGTCTGGGTTGGGATAGATGTCCGTCCAGACCACTTCCTCTTCAAACACTCGACCAGCACGCTGAAACCCTGCATTAACATCAAACTCAATCGGCGCGATCAGTACTTTCGCGCCCTCATCGGTGTTGACAGCGATCACGCCCTTCTCAAGCCTGACCCGGTACGCGGTCTTATGCTCCGCACCGGTCAGCACCGTCCACGGCGGGATGGTGATCGTGCGCTCGTAGATCCCAGGCAGAAACCGATGCGTGGTCACGATGTCGGCCTGCAGCATCTGCAGCAGTTCGTTTTGCAGCTTGACCACCTGTTCGCGCATCTGCTGCGCAGGCAGCCTCTGCTCGAAGATCATCAGCGCGTCCATATAGCAAGCGATTCTATTGGAAATTGGTCATATACAAGGCGCTTTGATATCAGCTGGATATATCAATCAAGCGGGTTGAACTCCATGCTCGCGGTCACCGGCTTGGGTGGTGCTGCGCCATAGGAAAGCGAGCGGGTCATGCGGTTGTACTCGCCACCACCCAGCATCAGGTAGCCAAACGAATCACCGATGTGCGAGTGCTCGTTTTTGTTGGGCGCATCCCTGAACCGTTCTTGCCCAGCACCGACCGCCACCCGCTTGAAGTGATAGCCACCGCCCAGGGCTTTGCGTAAGAGCTTGCAGCTGCGGTTGACGATCAGCCCAGGCTTGCCGTTGATCAGCCGCTGCATCGGGGCAGCAGAGGCCTCCCGGCGCACCTTGAAGTCGTTGCTGGCCGTCGGTTGAGCTCGCAGGCCCAGCGTGCGCAGGAACTCAAAGCTGGTGACTTCGTAGATGGCATCTCGCGCCATACCTGCCGGGTCGCCCCAGAGCATGACCTGGTGGTTGGGATACCGCTGGTTGAGCTCGGCGAGCAGTTGCATCCCGAACCGCTCGAGACCCATGTCGAAGGTCACAATCTCATGGTGGATCAGCCAGCGACCGTTAGGCAGGCGCTGCCCGATCGTGGCCGCCGGCGTCAGACCGAAGTCGAGACCTACCTGGATCGGCACACCCGGCTCGACCTCGGTGTCGCCCGACATGGTCGAGTCTTCGTACTCAGGCCAGACCGGTCGACCTTCTTGCACATAGGTGTACAGCCCGCCGGCATAGCAGCGAATCCAGTCAAGGTTCTTGCCCAGCAGCATCTGCGGGTAGTAGCCACCGGGCAGGTTGTTGATGTTCTCGGCCTGCGGGTTGACCTTCCACCACTTGCCGGCAGAGAAGACATGATCGTTCGCCTCAGGGTTGTCGGGCAAATGATCAGCATCGACCTCCATGACGCCACCTGGCTGCTTCCAGAACCGCCAGGCATACGGGCCGGTCATCTTCTCCTTCTCGGCCATGTTGTGCCACCAGTGGTCGTCATCCATCGGGTTGGTGTCCATCCAGATGCCGTGCCAGGTAGCACCACCGTCACGCTTGGTCGGGTAGCGACCGACCCGGTGGGTCAGGCCATCGATGACCGCCTTGGGCAGTTCTCGGGCTTCATTGACCCAGGCACCGGTCAGCTCGAGCGAGAGCAGTTTTCTGACGTCCTTGGGCTGGTCTAACGCCAGAAAGATGACCTCGCAGTCGATACCGGTCGCATCCCCGCGGGCAGGCAGTCGGATGTGATGCGTGATCGGCGGCGTCCACAGCATCGGGCCGAACGTGGCTTCAGGGAATAGATCCAGCCAGGTCTTGATCGTCGTGGTCTTCAGCATTGGGTAGCTGTTTCGCACCACCGCAAAGCGGGTATACCGGATGTTGTCGATCGGGGAAGGCTTCTGCTTGATGGCCTTTAGGAAGATCTTGGCCGCGCAGGCGTATGACTTGCCCGAGCCCACCGGCCCCATCAGACCCTGCACGAAGGCGTTGCTCTGGATGAAGTCGTAAATCACTGGGCTCTGACTGAAGTCCAGGTTCAGGCCCGCGCCTGAGACTGCTTTGTCCGATTGTTCTTTCGTTCTTGACACGTTTCCTCCAAAGACTCATTGCTCGCCAGATGGCGGTGCCACCACGTTCACATCGATCACAGACGGTTTGTCGTTCTCGTCAGGGTTGTCCAGCAGTCCACTAGCCTTGGCCAACAACCGCAGCACGCCGACCTTGTCGTACAGCTCGATGTCCAGAAAGCTGTTGCCTTCCTTGTCCGTCCTGACCGATACCTTCTTAATCGCCTGCAAAGCGTGTTCAGGGATCTGGTGCGCCGCCTTGACCTTCACGTTGCCCGACTCATCCCAGGACATGATGTCCGTGATCTTGGTATTGGCCATGCACAGCAACGCATAGCTGACCGCCTCACGGTTCTGGATCAGGGTGTTTGAGCGCTCCAACCGACGCTGAATCGAGCGAGTACCACCCCAGTTGGTCAAGGGCGGTACCACGTTGGATTGTTTCTTCGCAGCCATCAGAAGGGGATGTCTTCGTCGTTCGACGGCTGCGGCTGGTAGCCATTCGCCTTCGCCTGGTTGTGCGCAGACGGCTCACCACCAGCCACCTGAGAACCGATCTTGATCGCCAACCAGGTCTCACCCGCCTTGGTCTTCTTCGGACTCGCGTCCAGCCAATGCACCGACCCATCCGGCAACATGATCCGACCCCGGTACGCCGGGTGCCAGTCCTCCGTCTTCTTGTCGTTCTTGAAAGCAGAACCTTGTCCAGGTCTCATCTCATACGCCATACCAACCTCCATGAAAAAGTAGGGAAAATTTTTGTCAGTTCCCCGCAACGCCACCGTGTGGGGGAGGGGGGAAAGGGTGCCTTTCTGACAACGAACATGCCAAGCTGGCAACCGGATGCGTTTGCAGAACCGCAGGCCTCGAGCTCCGGTTGGATGCGGACACGTCAGCGCACCCCCTACCTGCCGTACACGTCCAACACGCAGACGAACGTATGGGTTTTGTACAGACTGCACAGAACGCGCTACAAGCCGTTTTCCTGCCTGACCCATGCCTGCCTATCACCTGACCCATGATCGCGCCTTGTAGGTGCCTTGTCGTTCGTTTAAATGCCATGCCGCGCTGTCAGCTGGTCTGCGTGCAGCGTGATCAGGTCGTTTGCCAGCACCGCACCATCGGTCGGCAGCGCCAGGCCTTCGGATGCGTAGCGTTCTGACAACCTATCGATCAGCGTTTCAACTTCAGCAACTGCCACATGTTCAACAACCGCTTCGATTATTTCTTGGTTGCTTAGAACATTAAAACCTTTATTTATAAATAACCTTAATACCTTATCTATACCTATGTTCTTTGTGTTTAGCGCAACCTCTGGATGTAGCCGATGAGGTTGCCTATGTACTGAGTTATCCACAGCTTCAGGTTGCCTATGTGACGGCTCCTCATTGGCAACCTCTGAAGGTAGCGTATTGGACGCTTTCGACTCCTTCTTCTTGGCGATCTGTTCTTTCATCTTTGCAACCGTGACGGTGTCTCCTGACTTTGGCATCTGGTACTCCTTTGCTGGTTGTGTGACGGGTTTGACTGCACCCTTGATCATGTCGTGGATGCGTTTGAGTCCTTCTGGATCTGGTGTCATGTCTTGCATCTGCTTCTCCTTCATTAGCGGTGTCCTGGTGTCCTCAATGCGGCTGGTGATGGCTACAGCTGTCTCGGCGTCGATGCTCTTGTCGAAGATCAGCCGGATGCTGTTGGCTCGTTCGCCCCTCCAGCCCTTGCTGACCACCTCGAGGTAGCCGGCCTTGACCAGCTTGCCGACTTGCCGGGTGATGGCCTGCCTGCTGACGCCCAGGTCTTGCGCCAGGCGTGCTTGCCCGACCCAAGTGATCCCAGCTCGGTTGCAGTAGCTGGCAACCAGGAGCAGGGTGCGCATCATGCCCTCGGTCAGGCTGCGGTCGGTGGCCGCTCGGATCGGGATGACGGCCAGCTTCCGCTGATCCGGTGCCGGCTCCTTCTCCTTGATCCGCGGCTTCTTGGGCAGCGTGAACTGGACGATGTTGTCAGGCATCGCGCTCATGCCACCCTTTCCAGCAGGCTGGCTTGAAGCGGTGCCTGCTGCCAATGCGGTCGGCATTGGATCGAATCCCACTGGTCAGCCATCTGCTTCACCGGCACGCCACGGTTGTGATTGCGGGCAATGTCGGTGCTGTCCACGCTGGCAAACGGATAGCCAAAGCGGGTTGTCGCCATGCCTCGCAGCATGTGCAACCAGGTCGGCACTCGGCCTGCCTTGCAGATCACGTTCATGGCCTCGGTCATCCGGCGGTGCCAGCTGTCCGATCCAACCACCGCATACTGAGCTGATGAACCGATGCAGACCCGCTGCCAGCTGTCGCAAAGCCGCTGCAGCCGGTCGATCGACTCATGCATGTGCCAAACCGGCGCTCCACGCTGACCATGCGGCCATTGGTGGAGCAGGGCGTCGTTGTCGGCCTCGTCACCCACAATCACGTCAGGGATGACCGCCCAGCTGGTCGGATAGTCCAGCCACTGCTCGCACCAAGCATAGAACCCAGCCCAGTCTGTCTCTTTGCCCGAGCGCCATGCCGAGAATGCACCGTTGTCCAGCATGACGCCCTGGCCATGCTTGTGGCACCACTCCACGTCATCAGGCCGGTAGTGCGACACGCAAAAGAAACGACCCGCCAGCTGCTGCAACACAGTCCTGGGCGTGATCGGCGTGCCGTGGTAGTGGATCGTCATATCTCGCCCCTGACGGTCTCCACGTCCACGCCATGATGGTGAGCTCGCAGGAACTGCCGCGTGTTCGGGAACTGATGCGCCAGGTGGTCGGCCATCTTCTCGTGGAACTCGCACTGCCAGAGCTCGCAGGCGATGACGATCTTCTCGACGTAAATCATCTGCTCCGACTGGATCTCGAGCTCGTAGAAAACCTGCTTGTTGTTGTTCGGACAGCGCACCGCGAACTTGTGCGTGTAAATATTCATTTCCAATCTGCCTCATCTTCGCCGGCAATAAGCGCCACCCAGATGACCATGCCAGCAAGTCCGACCAGGCCGCCGATGGTCATCAGCAGCACACCAAACAGTGCGATCGCCATCACGGCCACCGTAGATGTGAGGTCAGCTTCCTGACATGCTGGTCAGGCGTCAGTCGCCCCGAATGATTCCTGTACGGGCTCTCAGAGCGCTTTTCAACGCAAGGCTTGCAGATCCACCTAGCAGTGCTCTTGCCGCGCTTGTAGACGCCGCCTTCCAGATCTCGAGTGCATTGGCAGCTGGTGCAGAACTTGGTATTCATAGCAGCCCCTTGATGCGCTTGATCTCCCAGCCTGTCGCGTCATGGATCTGCAGGATGCGCTCGGCACTGACCGGCATACCGGAGCGCATCTTTGACAGCGAGCTCGGCGGCACGCCCAGGTACCGCGCCAGGGCCACGTCGTTCTTGAGATTGAACTTGCGCTTCAATGTGTCCAACAGCTTGTGTGTTTTCATTTTTTATATCTCCTGATCATCTCGTTGCGCAGCTTTGTTCTTGCCTCGGTGCCGCGCTGCTGTTCGACACCGTTCAGGTAATCCAGCTTGGTGATGCGGGGCTTTCTGGCCTTGTCCGGCAGCTTCAAAGCCCAGCGCACCTCGCACTCAAAGCGCCATGCCTCGCTGTAAGTGCAGAGCTCCACGCCGTCGACCATCACAGTCTTTGCCGGCGGGTGAGGGCGCTCGCAGTGCGGACACGTCACTTGATCCGGCGAACCTTGGCCGCAGCCGCAGCCTTCTGCTCGCGAATGAGCCGGCGGAACTTCTTTGCCAGGTCAGTCTTCTCTGCAGGCGTGTACTTCCACTCTGGATTCCACACAGAGGGCGTGTCGTCAGTGACGACCTTCTTTGCCTTGCGCTTCTTCTCAGGCATGACCGGCATCAGCAATCTGTTTTGGTTCATTGATTTTTCCTTTCACACTTTCCAAAGACTCATACCCTTCCCAAAGTTGTCAGGCCGCGGCACGTTGCGCATCTGCACCTGACCCTTGGCTGCCATCTTTCTCAGCACGCTGTAGAGCGCCTCTTTGTTGGTCTCGATGTCGGCCTCGCAGACATGCTCAAAGAGCTCCTGGGTCGAGAGCTCGCCAACGTCGGTCAAGGTCTCGATCACCAGCTTGCGCAGGTCGGTGCGCACCGGCTTGGCAGCCTTGCCATTCAGACCCATGTTGATGACCAGCCTGCCGCCGGTTTTCGTAAGCACCGTGCGCTCACCCTGCAGCTGCTTGACCACCCAGTCCCAGCTCATTTCAGCTGGTCGCGCATCATTGGGATGAAGTCCTTCAACTGCAGGCACACCCGCCACGGCTGCCCATTGCGCCTGTACGCCAGCACTGGGATTTCCCCAGCCTGGGCGCACGCCTCCACTTGTTCGCTCCATTTGTCCACCTGTAGTCGTTCTTGTCGTTTCACTTCGATGCGGAACTGCTGCACGGTCAGATCGTCGCCGCTGTCTCTGGCCTGGCCTAAGTTGCGCTTCACCACAAACCCGAGCTCGTCAGAGAGCAGGGCGGCGAGCTCCCGCTCACCAGCCGCGCCCTTGTTGCGCTTGCCCCTGCCGTTCATGCGCTGCCCAGGAGGCGCTTCAGCCGGGTCTCAGCGGTCTCGTACCGCTTGCCGTAGGCCTCGACGATCAGCTCCTCGAGGATCGACGTGCGGCTGCGGCGCTGCTCGTCTGCAGCCAGGTCAAGCAGCTGCCTGACCTCTGGCCGCATACGCATCAGAAACATCCGGTAATGCTGGGTTGAGCTCATCTGTAAAGTCTCCAAACGGTACGATTGCGCGAAGATATATCGATTCTGACGACTTCGCAACGCTTGTCAGAATTGATACACAACGAAAAAGATACGTTTGGGTACTTGACAGGTATTTCTTGGCGATATATTTTTCGCCTTACTGCATCGCGCAGCACCCTACCGCTTAACAGGAGGATCAAATGGCACCGCATCAAGGCAAGTTCGTCGCGTACTACCGCGTATCGACCGACCGTCAAGGTCAGTCAGGCCTTGGCATCGAAGCACAGCAGGAAGCAGTGCGTACATTTCTCAATGGTGGCCGCTGGTCAGTGATCGGCGAGTTCACCGAGATCGAATCCGGTACCCGTAAGCGCCTAAAAGACCGCCCTATGCTCAAGGCAGCGCTCGAGCTTGCCCGCAAGCAAAAGGCCACCCTGGTGGTTGCCAAGCTCGACCGCCTGGCACGCGACGTTCAGTTCATCTCAACGCTGTTGAACGGCAAGGTGCAGTTTGTCTGCGCCGACATGCCGCAGGCCGACCGCACGTTTCTGCAGATGGTCAGCGTGTTCTCTGAGTACGAAGCCAAGCGGATCTCTGAGCGCACCAAGGACGCGCTGGGTGCGCTGAAGCGCCAGGGCAAGAAGCTCGGCAGCCCGACGCCGGAGATCGGCAGCGCCGAGGGCGTCAAGGTCATCCAGGCAAAGGCCGACGCCTACGCAGACAAGGTCGGGCCGATCGTGCGCGACATCATCAAGAAGTCAGGCGCTGACACCCTGCGCGACATCGCCGCAGCGCTCACAGCTCGCGGCATAGAGACACCCCGCGGCAACAATGACTGGCACCCCAGCCAGGTATCGAACTTGCTCAAAAGGATTAAGTGATGGGCGAGCTCAAACCTTTCCTAGTGATCGGCGGGTTACTCGCCACAACCCTGCTGATCGGCTACCTGGTGCGCCGGTATGAGAAGAACAATCAGCAACCGCTTGATGAGACACAAGTAAAAAATCTGCAGCTGATGGCTCAAGACATGAGCAAGGCCAGAGCAGAAAAAAACAGGCTGATTGAACAGCACTTTGATGACGATATTTCTCGGTGATATACTGTTCAAAAATACAGTACGAATATTATAAGGATATTAATCAATGACTTACCAACCTATTAAGCCGCTCGACGGCATGAAAGACCTAGATCGCAAGACCGTGGCTAAGTATTTCAACCGGGTTGGCCGCGGGCTCAACTGCCGGCTTGATGTGCCCATTTTGGTCATTGATGACGTGAAATGGGCAGCCAAGATCTTTAACGAACTCTCCAAAGAGTTGACTAAGATCGCCTGGGAAGATGAGCGAACCGACATCTGGCGCATCCTTGAGGCCAGGTACTCGATGGAGGCCGCCAAGCGCGAACTTCATCATCGCAATGAGAAAAAAGTAGGTAAGGCCGAGTTTAAGAAACTAACCGACAACCCCTACAGGTAGTAGGTCAGACGGAAATCACCGTTTGAATTTTTATAAGTGCTTTAATGACAACGGAAGGGGTAAAAAATGGTGCCAAAACATGACACTACACGGGCAAAATCCAGCGCATATGTGTATTCCGACTTTCCGAGCCGGAACAACTACATATGGGGTTTGTCGCATAATTTGTATTCCGAAAATTGCGGCGACAAACACAAGACTCTTGCAGCGCAGCACGACTCTCTGACCCCCTGGTCAGACCACCGCATCCAAGCAATTCTCAGACCTGAGCGCCGGCAGGCGATCGCCGAAGCGGTGTTCGAGGTGATCCTTTTCGCCCTGTTCGGGGCGATGCTGGTATTCGCTTATTTCAGCTAGGAGGCGGCCATGCAGACCGCCACCTTGGGTCGCGCCCTGCGCGACGCCCAGCTGACTCTTTTTGAGCACAGAGACACAGAGTTCCTAGAACGCTGTCGAGCACTAGCCGTTGAGATCGCCCGCCAACAAGGCACGGTGTGCATCAACGACATAAGAGCACAGCTGCGCTTGCCCGCTGAGACACACCCGTCCGTCCTGGGCGCGGTTTTCAGGTCAAAAAAATTCACGGCAGTCGGTTTCACCGAGGCCACCCACAAGGCCGCTCACGCCCGAGTCGTGCGCGTCTACAAACTTGCGGAGGAGAACTAAATGGCAGGTAAAAAAACCCCGGACACCATGCTGTCCTGCAGCCGGCTGCCGGCAATCATGGGGCTGTCTAGGTACAGCACACCGAACGACGAACTCGAGCTCTCAATCGCTGCCATCAGGGGCGAAAAGCGCGACAATAAGCAGAATGAATCGATGGCCTGGGGCGACCGGCTTGAAGCCGTCATCCTGCGCGAGGCAGCCGAGCGCCTACAGCTGGCTGACTTGGTCACAGACCACGACGAAGCCCGCTTCCACGAAAGCCTGCCGCTGTGCTGCAGCCTGGACGGCACCGGCGACGGCCACGGTCAGATCCTTACCACCGACCCTGACCGCGGGATCTATGTAATCGGCCAAGACAGCATCCGGCTGGACGGCGTCGGAATTCTTGAGGCCAAGCTGACCGCAGTGCAGCCCGAGGATGCGCCTGCCTTGTACCGTGGCCCGATACAGCTGCAAGGTCAGATGGATATTTGTTCGTCTAAATGGGGCGCACTTTGCGTCTTGTACCAAGGTACAGCACTGCGTGTCTTCCTCTTTGCGCCGCATCAACAAACGGTGCAAACGATCGCCCAAATAGCGACAGCCTTCCAGGCAAAGCTCGACACCTTTAAGGCGACCGGCGAAATCGACTATTACCCACCATTAAACAGCGACGATGCCGACCGGATGTACCCGGTCGCGACTGACACCGTTGTGCAGCTGGACATCGAGGCCGAGCTGTTGGCAGCAAAAATTGTCGACGCCAAGAACCGGGCAATCACCGCCGAGAAAGATCGTGCCGAAGCAGAGACCGAGCTTAAGACGATGCTTGGCAATGCAGGCAAAGCGATCGCCGGCAAGTACGAAATCAAATGGCCGATGCGCAGCTTTAAAGCACAGCCACAAAAAATTGTGCCGGCAAAGGAGGCGTACTCAATCCGGCAGTCAACCCTATCAGTTAAGGAGGCAACAGCATGACACGCGAACTAACCAATCTTGAGAAGGCACACGACCGCGCTGTCGTCGCATTGCTCAACACCATCCCAAAATGCAGCGAAGAAGAAGCGCTCGAAATCGTCGAGTCGTTCACCGCGCTGGTTTTGTACACCATCGAAGCATTCCTACCGGAGGGGGAAAAGCATGACTCAGCTGACCACAACTAATCGCCAAGGCTTTGCGCCCGCCACGATGGGCGAGGCGATGGAGTTCTCCAAGATGCTGGCCGAGTCCAGCATGGTGCCGCGTGCCTACCAGGGCAAGCCGCAGGACATCATGGTCTGCGTGCAATGGGGCTATGAGCTGGGTCTCGCACCCATGCAGGCGTTGCAGAACATCGCGGTCATCAACGGCAAGCCCTCGGTCTACGGCGACGCCATGATGGCCCTGGTGCAGGCCTCGCCGGTCTGCGAGGGCATCGACGAACACATCGAAAACGAAGGCACGCCGAACCCGGTGGCAGTCTGCATCGCCAAGCGCAAGGGTCGCAACCCGGTGATCGCCAGGTTCTCAGTGGAAGACGCCAAACGGGCAGGGCTGTGGGGCAAGCAGGGGCCGTGGCAGGCATACCCCAAGCGCATGCTCCAGATGCGAGCTCGAGGCTTTGCCCTGCGCGATGCCTTCCCTGACGTGCTTAAGGGTCTGATCACCGCCGAGGAGGCAGCCGACTACCCAGATGAAGCCAAGCCGCGGGAGAAGGATGTCACCCCAGCCAAGCCGGCCAACCCGCTGGATGCGATCGCACCGCCGCCGATCGACGTGGCACCAGTGGTCGCAGAGTTCCCGCCGTTCAATGACGACATACCGCTACCGTCAGAGCCGCCGCCGGAGTCGATCGAGATCGAGCTCATCCATGTCGATTCGCCGAACGATTCTGCAGAATCTGCAGAACCTGATGCAGAAGTTGTTGTGCTAGGCGACTGGCCGCTGATGGTGCCAGGCAAGGAGCAGCCGTTCTCCGTCCACGCCAGCCAGCAGGAATGGCAGCAGGCCTATGAGGATCTAGCCGACAAGACCGCCAAGGCCGGCAAGCGACCAGCTCGGGAGCGAATGACCATCCTGAAGGAGCTGCGCGAGGTCAATGAGCTGCAGCTGAAGCGGATCAACAGCATTGACCGGATGCGCCACACAGCGTCGTACAGCGGCAGGATCAACGCGCTGGGTGCCGCAGTGCCTGCCAATGAGAAGTAGAAAAAAACCCCGGCACACGCCGGGGAAACGATCCGCTAGGCCGCGATAGGTAGGAGTGACCTTCCTAGCGGGTCGAGGGGAGCCTCAAGGCTTGGTATTGCTTGACGCATTGGGCGAGGCTGGCGCGGAGCTCGTCGGCTCGGGCAGCTTCCCTTGCAAGAAATTCTGCATCCTCTCGAGAAAGCGAGTTTCCAGTGCAGACGCAGGCGGGGCATCCAACGCTGGTGGTACTGGACACGGCACTTGCCTGGGCGGTGCGCTCGGGGCGCTTGCGCAAGCTGTCAGCAAGACTGGCAGCGCGAGCGTTAATCGATCGAATCTCATCATCCTTCTCCTGTCTCAAATGGTCTGCCTGGGCCTGCAGCTGCTGCTCCTTCTCACGCGCCGCAGCGACTGCCTTGGCGTGCTCCTCGGCCAGCTTCGCCTTCTCCTGATCCCAGGCCTGCTGGATCTCAGCGCGACCCGCTGACGCGCCCTTGAGGTACCCGGCACCGCCAGCAAAGGCGGCAGCCAGGACGACCGCGGCACCGGTATAGAGAAGATTCATTTGGCTGGCACGGCTTTGCCTTCGAGCTTCTTGTGTACCTTCATTTCGCGGCAGACTTCTTTCTCTTTGCCGGCCTTGTCCTTCTCCATCCGGCAGACCTTCTTCATCTCGCCACCAGCGTGGACGTTGAAGGCCAGCACCAGGCTGGCGACTGCGGTCACCAACATGCGAATCAAAATCAAAGTGTTCATCTCACACCTCCTCAGATCTCAGGTTCAGGAGCCGGCGGCGGTGCCTTCTTGCCACCGAATCCGGTCACAACGGGAGCAGCGTCGAGCTGCGGTTCCATGCGCACAGGCGCATGAGTTGGTGCCGGCGCCTTGGGTGCAGGCGGCGGCGGGTCAGTCCAGTCGCTGGCCTTCGACACACCAGGCGGCGGGTCGATCAGCTTGGCGACACCATCCTTGCCCTTGATGGCCAGCAGGGTCGCGAGCGCACCGAGGATGTACTTGCTCATGTCCGACAGCAGCAGGAAAAATTGTTTGTCAGCAGGCGCGATGCCGGTCATCGGCTGGGTCACAAAGACCACCGAGTACATGGCGAGACTCGACATCATCAGCAGCACCACGCAGAACGTGCCGCCGATGATCAGCTTGATGACCGAATCAATTTGGTCTGGATTCCATTTCATTTTTCACCCTCCGGCTTGAAGTCAGCAGCTGGTACCAGCTGGTCAGGGCAAGTGCCGGTCACCGCACAGGTCGGTCGCTGGCACTCAGGCTTGTTCCAGTTCTTGTTGTCCTGGCAGGGATAGCGGAAGCGGTCTTCGCAGGCACCTATCGTGATGCCGACCAGCAGGGCGATGGCTAGAGCTTTCAGCATCAGTGGCCTCCCTGCATGATGGCCAGCGCGTGCTTGTAGTGCTTGATGCGGTCGTTCAGTCCGATCGTGCCGCCGTTGATGCGCTTAGTCAGGGTCAGGATGTCGCCTGCATCAGCCCATTGGTTCAGCTTGTTGGTCTCCCAGAACCAGCAGGCCGACTGTGCTGCACCCTCAAACGTGGCCAGGTACTCAGGCACATCGTCGATGCTCATCTCGAGCGAGTCGGCAAAGGCTTGATAGTTCGCACGCCCGGTCAGCTGAATTAACCCGCGGCCGATCCAGGCGGCTGGATCTCCAGACTCTTCTGAGCCGTTGCCCATGCGGTTTGCGTAGACACGATTCGCAATGGCAGCCTGCTTGTCTGGCCGGCGGCAGATCGCCTCTGCGTCTGCGTCGGTCGGGAAGTACTTGGGGAAGATCCGGCGCAGCGTGGCCGGCTTGTAGTTCAGGTTTTCTTTCAGCACCATGAAGCCGCCAGACTCATGGGCGCACTGCGCGACAAAGGCAGCGATGCGGGTGGGCGTGTTGATCTCGTAGTCATCCAGCAGGGTCGACCCGCCGAGCTCATCCTGCGGCTGCGCCAACGCCTCATGCCAGTGGTGGGCATAAGGGTTGCGCGGGATCATTTGCTTCAGCTGCGACAGTGTCAACATCATTCGCTCCTAATGGTTTCTTGACGCCGCTCCTCTAGAATTTGACGCCTCAAATCTTTCATCTTCTTGACTTCATGCACTGCAGCCTGGGTCGCAAACCACATGTCGTAGTACATGAAAGCCAGGATAGGCATGACGATAAAGAACATCAGCACCACAGCCATGACCGTGGCGATCAATGACCAAGGTACATTCTCATCGTCGCGCTTCTGACCACCAGAAGCATTATTCCCACCGCCCATAGAATCACGAACACGGTCGCCCCAACGTATACCAGACGCGCCTTGAGCCGATTTACCGCCTGCCTTCGTTGCCATCGAGCCGCCTGAATCTTTCTAGTCTCTGCTGCTAACGCATCTGCTTGCTCATTCTGAATGTCAGTCCATGCCTTCTCAAACCTTGACCACACACTGCCGAGCTCGGGCGGCGTGTTGTAGACCATCTGCTCTCGCACCTGCGCCAGCATCTCGTTCAGCTTGCTCTCAAGCCGGATGCGCTCCAGCGCCCTGCGACCTACCGATAACTCGCCTCGGTAAACTTCCTTTGCTGCCGCCTCGCTCTGCACATATATCTTTGCGAGCGCTTCGTACTGGTCGATGAAGTTGCCAAGGTTCGACCAGATGTCATTCAGCACATCATCCGGCGTGGCCTTCGCCACCTCCTGCACCCGCTTGACCTCTTCGTTGTACTGCTTCGTCTGCTCCTTGGTCGGGCTGACGATCTTGTGGTACTGCTCTCGCAGGTCTTTCAGTACGTCACTGACATCCCCGCTGGTACTCTTGATCTGCTTGTAGAGCTCGACACCTTTCTTGGCCAGGTCGATTGCCGTGGTACATGCCTTGTAGGCCGCGGCAATGGTGATCGGGTCAAGCACATCAGAACAGGTGGAGCTGCTTCTTCATCTGGTGTACCTCTTCGCGCAAGGCATCATTCATTTCTTCGCACCTGCGGTTCTGTTCCTCGACCGCAGCCAACCGCTGCGACAGCCGCTCGACCTCATCGCGCAGCATTTGGATGACCTGCTGAGTGGCAGCATCTGCCGTGTTATTCATGCGCCCCTCGCGGTTGTCAGCCAGCACCTTGCGCCACATGGCATAAGCACCAGCAACAGCAGCTCCAACGCCGACACCCAGATTGGTCAACCAGTTCTCCATCACTCTCTCCGTCAAGCAGGGCGCACAAGGCAGCCGTCAAACCTGGTCGTGTCGGCAGCAGCAAGCGTGTTCACAGAGCTGCCTGTCGCGTGGTATGCAGCCACCTCAACGTAGTCGGTACTGCCGTTCAGGTAGACCAAACCGCTGGCCACAGAGACCGGGCCAGTAAACGATCCTGTCGTGTAGCTTCCGCACTTAACCTGCAAGCCGTTCTTTGTGATGTAGCAGAGAGGGTTGGTCGTGCTACCAGTGAACTGCACGCTTGCGTTGATCTGGTAGTACCCAGCGACAGTCGGCGTAAACCTCGAGCTGGCGAAGTTGCTGTTGGTGTCAAAATCCTCAACCGCAAAATTGACCTTAGTAATCGCAGCCGTAGGTATAGACGTGCTCGCATTGGCATACGCACTAAAGGCCGGAGCGTTCGGCATGTTCCCTAGCTTCTGTGACTTGCCCATCTGGGGCTCCTTTCTTCTGTAGTCTTTTTCTTGAGCCCCATCGGGGCGGTTGGTATTTGGACTTACACTGTCGGCAGCTCCGGCCAGGTGATCTCAAAGGGAAAGCCAGCCTGCGCGGTCAGATCCCGCAGCGCCTGGCGGTAGGCAAGCCACGCATCACGGTTGACCGGAGCGTCAGCCAGCTGCGTCCAGTCCGAATCGGACAGCCTGCGGTTGCGCTCGGCACGCACGGTCGCCGCCTTGGCCGCGGACTCTGCTGCTGCCTCTGCGGCCAGCTCGTCCTCGGCCTTGTCCTCGACGCGCACCGTGAACACCTGGCCGTCCTCAAGGTACGGATCGCACGGCACCAGCCTCTGCGCTGCGGTGTGCGGCTTCCAGACCGTGACGCCAACTAGGCCGTGCTCAGCCATGAACTCTGCGCTGATCCCGGTGACAGGGAAGCTGGTGTTCGGGAACATCGCCCGATAATCCGCGACCTGCTGTATCGCGTCGTTCTCAATCTTTGCAATCAGCATGATCTCTCCTTATTGAAGCGCAAAGGGCGCAGTAGGTGCTGTGAAGTTAGCTGTGTATCTTGCGTAGCCTTTGGTGATGCGTAGGTCATCGATGTAACCGGGAAACCAGTTTGTGCCACCTACAGGGTCAAAGCCCTGCTGTGCAATTGTTGGGCGGCTTGCTCCATTTAACAAACTTGTGGAATTAGTAACAGTCGATCCATCTTGCGTACCGTTAATAAACACGCGCAAAGACGTTCCCGAACGTGAAACCGCTATATGCGTCCAAGTGTTTGTAGATATTGTTCCGGTTGCCGTATATATCACCGATGAATTGATGAATACACTTAGCTTGCTTGATGTATCAATAAACCAAGTAAGATAGTTTCCGTTTGTGCTTGCGGGTCTTGAATCATAAAGCGTGTACCCGTTTGCCGATGGCGCAGTTGTCATGTACAGCCACATCTCAACAGTAAAATCACCAGCGCCAAACGCATACAAATCGGTTGTTGCAGAGTTACTGACT